AGAACAGTGGAACAGTTACTTGTTAGATTGGTGTTGGTCTATCTCACAGCAAGAGAAACGGGTGTCATGTAATGCCTTACGCACTAATACCAGATGGATTCTCACTAAAGAAAGTAACAAAGTTAGAAAAACAAGCAGTAGATAGTAAAAGACGACATGACAACGTTATGGCATTTATTAATAATCCTAACACTCCTACATTGATTGGGGGTGCTGGTTTGCTAGCATTAACACCGATATTACTAAATATATTAAAAGAATCTTTAGAAATTGAAGGTATAACATTAACTGACGCTCAAAAAAGTAATGTGAAAAAAGCGTTTGATGTAGCCCTACTAACTAATCCAGTTACAGGCCCTGTAGTAGTGGGGCAAAAAGCAATTGACGCTTTATCGGATTTTGATTTTTCAGATATAGAAAAAAGATTATCGGGTTTAAAATTTGGGGGCTTAGCATAAGCGGCTTACTTCCATTCTTGAAGCTTATCGTTGACTCGGGGGCGGTCTCACCAAAAGCCCCCACATTTCGTGAACGGTTTGGTAAACCTAAAAAACCTAAAGGTAGAGATGCCACAGGTGACAGACCTGCGTTTGGTGAATTGGGCCTTAAAAAATTCTTCTAGTTATTTGCGGTATATGTGTATATCCGTACTAAAATAAACCTCTAAAGAGTGGACCGCAAATAACACCTTATGGATATAGAGCCTACAGTATTGTTAGCATATGCGATAATTTGGACAGTGTTTTATTTTTTCTTGTCTAATTATATCGCGGAATTAAGTCGAAAGAAATGGACCGCATGGGTTCAGTCCGACGATAGCGATGACGTTTTGATGGATGCACTAAGCGTTATAGTAGATGAAATAGAGGATCGCATGCATGATAAGTTAGAACACTTTCAAAAGTCTTTTTTTGGTTCCTTGGGAGCGGCAAGCAAGAAGCTAGATGACGCTACAGGCCAAACAACAATCAAAGCATTAACCAAAGATAATCCAGTAATGGGGTTTTTGGCTGATTACATGATGAAAAGGGGCAATTTAGGTGCATTAATGGACCAAAACAGCCCCGAAGTAGGGGTAAAACAGCCCCAGAATAGCTCTAAACTAGGGTTAAAGTAGTCATAATAAAATAATATACGTATAAAATATAGGAAAAAGGTTATTCTTTTTATAATATAATACTTTTGTATTTGGACTTTCTTAGAACGAGTATAATATTATATACTGCTTTGATAGTGGAATGATGGTGAGACATTGAACTTTGGATTAGAAAAACAAATAGAAAGACTTATTGAAGTCACAGCTTTAGCCGCTCTGTTTAGGGCAACGGACATACCACACTTTAAAGCCAAATATGGTAGAAAATTATTAAACCATGCTTTTCCTGAAGAAATAGAATTGCAGAAGAATGATATTGATTATGTATTCGATGAGGAATTATGATCTGTGATAGATGTGACCAGTTTATTCCTAGCAGGGCTCAAAAGATAATTAAGGATAATATAACTAAAACATACTGTCGGCATTGCTTCAAGGCGGTGAGATATGGGTAGGCCTAGAAAGCAAGTACGGCCCGCATCGTTTTCTATAGATGCGAAAATGTATAAGTTGCTACAGGAGTTATCCGATCTAGAAAAAAAACCTATGTCACATTTTGTAAATATGGCATTATATGAGTATAAACCAATACGTGAGTTAGATACTTATAGAGGTTGGTGGAAATGTGACCAGCGTGATTGTGCGGTTTTAAACCCACCTGCTGAAGAAAAGTGTAAAGCATGCGGTCAAAGGTCGCTACAATCTATAATACAAGAGCATAATGACCGAATGTTGAAGTATAAATAGGTAAACGGCCGTGTCTGAAGTGGGGTGCTCCGTAGGCAACGCCCCCACAGGACAAATAATGGTAGTAAGACGAGGCAAAAAACGAACGGCACGAAGAAAGAGATCCTTTTCAGTTAATTTATTAGAAACTGGAGCAGGATTAGCATTTTTAGATGCGGCAAATGCAGGAACAGCCGCTCAATCATTTATTAAAGGAGATTTGAAAGGCGGACTAGATACATTATCTAACGCATTCAAGACGAACAAACAAGACATGATTAAAATCGGGGCTGGCACACTAGCCGCAAAACTGGTTTTAGGCAGTCTTGGTGGTTCAAAAGTATTAGGAGCTATAGGTCCGCTCAAATTGAGGGCCTAAGGAAAAACAATGGCAATAGCAATTAGCAGAAGCGTAACGCAAAGCACAACCACAGCAGGAACATTTCAAGCACTTTCGGCACTTGGAGCCGCAACTGTTAGCAGTTCTTTTACTGTTCCAACAAATGTATCAAGCATAAAAAATCTAACAGTATCATTTTCTGTAGACGCAGTGGAAGAATTCTGTGGATTACTAAAGGTCACAGGAAATGCCATGAAAGATGGAGATGCCGTCTTTAATTGTGGCGGACTTTCCGCTATGCCTTCATCCGTTGGATCTACAATGATGTATGTTACTATTGATACCGACTTGGCAATACAACCGGGTAATTCAATCTCTTACGAAATAGCAACCACTTCAGCCGCTACCATTGATTGTGTAGTTACTGGACAATACGCTTAGAGGAGCTTAATGGCTCTAGTAGGCGGCGGCGGCGCTGGTAACGTAGCAGGAAGTAACCCAGCAGGTTTAGGTACCTTAAATTTTATTGGTAAACATGCTTATGGATACAGTGGGCCTATTACAGACGGTTCAGGTACTGGTTCAGCTTCTATAACTGTTTTAGAATTTGATATGCCATCTAATGCATATGTAGTAGCTAAACTTAATTGGATATCTAGTTTAAGCGGTAATTCGGGAAGATTTATATCTATAGAACAAAATAGCCAGAAAATTTATGATGGACGTTATGATGATGTTGCCCCTGCTAATACTAATTATATAGATTCTATATTATTTGAACCTAGTTCTCATTATGTAGTTAAGTGGGGATCTAATACGGGAGAGATTGTAACCCTTACATTAGTAGGAGAAGTGTATTAATGCCTAAAAAGAAACTAACTAAAAAACAAGTAGATCGTAAACTAGACATGCTTATCAATGCTAGTTATGATTTAATATTAGACCGTATGGCACATAGTAATACATTTGTGCCTATGTCAATGCCTAAATTATTTGAGTTAAACAAACAAGTAAGAGCGGCATCAATACGTTTAATGAAAAAATGAGCACTAAGATCTATAATGTCGAATTCCCAGATTGGCTTAATGACTCCAGAACAGTGGAACAGTTACTTGTTAGATTGGTGTTGGTCTATCTCACAGCAAGAGAAACGGGTGTCATGTAATGCCTTACGCACTAATACCAGATGGATTCTCACTAAAGAAAGTAACAAAGT